CGGTGGTCGCCGTATCATTACCTATTACTAACCGGGCCAAACATGCTAAGTATCACAAGGAATGTATTCTTCTGAAGGATGCAGAGTATAGAAAGAAGTATTACTGGGATAATCGAGCCAAGTTTAATGAACGAAGTAGGTTGCAAAGGTTAGAAAATAAAAGAGGTGAAAAATGAATTCCAATATTAGAAAAGCAGGGCTTAAATGTCCTGTTTGTGATGCTGAATTGTTAGTAAATGTTATGGATGGAATAGTATTTTGTCAAATGTGCGATAAAAGAGTAAGGCCTGACGGTCCGGGAGGGAACTAAAATGTTTAAAAAAATGAGAATGTGGTTCTGGAGCAAGACCAGGACAGTAAATGAGATGATCAGAATAAGTAAGGCCATAGATATGCATAGCAAAAATTTGGCGGATAGACTTGAAGAATTGGACCAGGAGAAAGTATATTTGTGTTCAATGCCTGAAGCAACTATGGAACAAGTAAAGATTGTAAGGGATGCATTTTCTGGTGCAGGAAAGCAAATGAGATGGACTATGCCAAAAATACTATTTACCAATACATCAATTAAAATCAAAAAAAGAAGGAGCGTGAAAAAAAAATGAAAAGATTCGTGTACAACCAAAAGTATGCTAAACTCCTGGTAAAAATGGCAGGAAAAACATCTCAAATAGATGATTTAGCAAGAAGTATCGGTGCAAATGCAGGACATTTGAGAACAGTCTTGGATCAATGGCATAAAGAAGAGATAATAACAAAGAACAAACCTGGTAGAGATTATCAGATTAAACTAACTAAAAAAGGGGAAGCTATAGCAACTAAGTTGGCTGAACTTATGAGTTTGGTAGATAATTGGGAAGAAGAGCCAGTAGTGCCAGAAGATCCAACGGATCCAGTAGATCCAGTAGAGCAAGAAACGACAGATGATGAATCAACAAAAGTGAATAAGCCAAAAGGGGTAAAGAAATGATGAATGAACAACAAAATAAGGCAGCGCCATATAAGACAGAACCAAAAACGCCAGTAACTGAGTATAAAGTGCTTGCGAATGGAGATGTTAAGATCAAGCAAATAGTTGAAACAATAAGTTGGTGGAAGGCAAGAGATTTCTTGAGTTTAATGCGACAGAATGAAGATGCATTAAAGAACACGCAGTACAATACTTCTGAAGAGTTTATAGCGAAAATGCATGAGCAGGAAAAAACTATTATTGCTGAAATTGAGTTAATGAAGCCTATTATGAAAGATGCTGAAGGAAAGACTCAGGTGGAGTATGAGAAGCAAAGGCATGAAGGAATAAAGAAGAGTGTGATTGCAGCAATTGAGGATCCAAAGAAGAGTGAGGCATGGTTTCAAAATGTGTGGTTAAGAACAAAGAAGGAAGTTAGAGATCCAATCTTTAAAGAATTAACTATGGAACAACAGAAGAAAGTTCTCAAATGCGTTATGAGACTTAAAAGAAAAGGGATACAATGAAGCCAGCAGTTAGTTATAACGCGCAAAAAAGATGCAAGAAACTAACAGAGTTTATGGAGAAAAAAGATGAAGATAGTAGTGTATGGGGATCCAGTTCCGAAGGGCAGGCCGAAGGTCAGAGTCATGGGAAGGTTTGCTCAAATATACACACCTAAAAAAACAAGAGATGCAGAAGATAGTTTTATAGCACAAGCTATCAAAAGCAAACCAAGTACTCCACTCGAAGGACCATTGAGTGTGAGCATTTCTTTTTTTAAATTAAAGCCGAAGAGTTATTCAAAGAAAATAATTCATTGGGATAAAAGGCCAGACCTGGACAATCTTATAAAGCTTACTTTGGATGCAATGAATAAAATTTTTTATCAGGATGATGCACAAATAGTAGAATTATGTTGTAATAAGGCATTTTCTGATAAGCCAAGAACTGAGGTAATAATTAGAAAGCTTTAAATAGTTACTAATTATTAATAAGTAATATGGGAAATAATAAGGTAAAGAACAATGGTAATATGCAGAAAACAACTCGAAGATATGGGATTTGCAGAAGTCTCGGAAGACCTATGGATGAAGTATGTAGGGAAAGGAATTCGCATATTTAGAGACTATCGGAACGGAGAAAAGAAGAGTTATGCATATAATGAGAAGAATTTGATACCCAAAGAACCATTTAATGAACTCCGGGCAATCGTGAAAATAGAAAAGGCGATGGCTGGGAATATTTTAGCTTATTGCTGAACAAGTCAATAAAAAGAATCATACTCAACAGCCGAGATAGTTTAATGGTAGAACAATCCGAGAAAGACAACGAGTATCGGAAAAGATGGGATATTGTTTGTAGTTTAGTATGCTTGTTGTTGGGCAGAAAAACGACGTTGGAATATGCAAGGTTCGAGTCCCCCTTTTGGCTCCAATAATTAAATAAGTCAATGGATTGATACGATGAAAAACGATAAGATAAAAAAATATAATTTGAAATTACTTGGTATTATCCTACTTCTTTTATGTGTGGGATTAATTACAGGACCAATAATTATTAATAATGATGTAAGTGAAGTAGAAGAATGTGTTGCAGAACCTATTGTTTATGAATGGAGTGAGGGCATTAGAATTCTTGAGTTTTGGATTGACTGGAATGAGTCAAATCATGCTTCTCCAAATAAATTAAATTATAATAAAACTTATCGCTTGTTTTTGATTGAAGGACATATGTATGCATCAGAATTAGATGTTGATGAAGAACCAGATGGATTAATTTATGATGTGAGATTCGTTGGTTTTTATGATCATGGGGAGATAGACTTACAAATATAATAGAAGAGGGATCAAATGAGAACTAGAATGAATGAAGATGTAACAAGTTTAGTTAACACAGCTCTGATTAGGCAGGGTGATAAAATGGGCATTAGGTTGGAAGATGGTAGTGTTGTGTGTCCTACTTATTTCTAGGACGTTGGTGGGATTGCTTGTTGTATTGCTCAATTAGATGGAGAAGAATACATTTTGAGGTGTCCTGAGCGGCGTGAGTGGTTTTATGGAAAAGTCCGGAGAGAAGTTCCTAAATAAATGAACAAAACAGCAAATATGTGAACAAGATGGTAAAAAGATTAAATGAAGCATTCAAGGATGAGGATCATCAAGCTATGAAAGAAGCAAAAGAAAGATTGGCAGCAGACCTTGGATTAAAGAAACTAAGTTGGGAAAAGTATTTATTACATTTAACAGGGGTGAGGAAACAATGACTGAAGCAGATTTAATTAACAGAATCAAAGAACAAAGAAGAAGAGCAATTAATAGAGCGGACAGAGAAAAAGCACGAAACTTCCTATATAATCCGGTTTCCTATCAAAAAAGAGCAGGAAAGGCAATAATAATACTGTTTTTGGTACTTATTATGATAGCAGCAACAATGGAGATTACTTATTCTGTTTTCAAATCAGCGGATAAACCAAAAATTATATATCAAAAGGAAGTAATCAAGCAGCAGCAAATAATTAATAATATTACTGAAGAGACAACTGTGATTAATCGAGTGGAGAATGTTATTAAGGGAGATCAGCAGATGACGTGTTTACAAAAGAAGAATTCAAGGGAGATTGTTTGTTACAAGGAGAGCGATCAATGATTAAGGTTGAGACAAAAAACAGGAAAGAAGACTCTGAACAAGCTGAAGAGTTTCTAATACATGGGGGAAAAAAAGATGGAAATAGTAAATATAGCAATAAAGGACCTGAAACTGAACGAGAAGAATCCGAGGAAGATAACAAAGAGGGAGCTTCAGAAGTTAACCAGGAGTATTAAAGAGTTTGGTTTTGTTGATCCTATTATCGTAAATAAGAATAAAGAAAGATATAATATTATAGTAGGTGGGCATCAGAGAGTAGAAGCAGCAAAGAAGCTGAAGTTAAAGGAAGTTCCAGTAACTTATGTTGATATGACTGAGGAGAAAGAGTCCCTTTTGAATATTGCATTAAACGAAATTAGCGGTGAATGGGATGATGACAAATTACTGGATTTATTAAAAGAGTTAGAAGAAAGGGGAATAGACTTGACACTTAGCGGATTTGATGAACCAATCCTTGATGAAATACTGGCCAGGAATGTTGTAGTAGAAAAGGAAAAGAATATTGATAGAACTCCAAAGATACCAGATGTTCCAAAGAGTAAACCAGGGGAAGTGTATATTCTTGGGGATCATAGAGTAATGTGTGGAGATAGTTCTAAAGAAGAAGATATGCAAGAGTTAATGGGAAAGGATCTTGCAGTTATGTGTTGGACTGATCCAGGGGATACTGATCTAAAGCAAATATTTACAAATGTATTCAAATGTACAATTAAGAATTCAGCATTATATACTTGTAGCGCAGGATTGGAAGTTGTTGAAGCAGGATTTAAGGTAAAACAAACATTAATCTGGGAGAAAGGGCATATCTTAGGAATGGCAGATTATCATATATCACATGAACCAATATTGTATTGCGGAAAGAAAGTTGCTCCAGGATGGTTCGGAGATAGAAGTCATACAACCATTATATTAAATGCTACAATTGAGAACCTTAATGATTTGAAGAAGGATGAATTGATTCAGATGATTGCAGAGATCAGGAAGGACAGTGATCTAATTAAAGAGAAAAGAGATCAGAGTAAGGACATCCTTCATGTAACACAGAAACCAGTGGAATTATGCAAAAGGATGATCAAGAACTCAAGCAGACCAAATGAGATTGTATTGGAACCGTGTGGCGGATCAGGAACTACTTTGATGGCATGTGAAATTTCAGGAAGGAAGTGTAACTTAATGGAGATAGATCCAAAGTATGTTGATGTAATACTGACAAGATGGGCAAACTTTACTGAAAAACAACCAGTAAGAGAGTCAGATGATATACAATGGCAAGCAATAAATCAATAAAGTACATGAGCACCTTTTCAGGTGTTGGTGGATTTGAATTAGGCATACAAAAAGCTATACCAGGAGCAATCTGTGTAGGACAATCAGAAATGCAAAAACAAGCATGTGATATATTAAGATACAAATTTAAAGGGGTAAAAAACTATGGAGATATTACAAAAATCAATGAAAAAGAACTACCAGACTTCGACATCTTATGTGGCGGATTTCCTTGCCAAAGTTTCAGCATTGCTGGAAAAAGAATGGGCTTTAAAGATACAAGGGGCACGCTTTTTTTTGACCTTGCGCGTATTGCTAAATGCAAAAGACCTAAGATTTTATTCTTTGAGAACGTTAAAGGGTTACTCTCTCATGAGGAAGGGCGAACAATTACCACTATCCTCCAAACTTTGGATGAATTGGGGTATGATGCAGAATGGCAAGTGCTTAACAGCAAACATTTCGGAATCCCACAAAATCGAGAAAGAATCATCATTATCGGACATCTTAGAGGAACACCCAATAACTGGATCTTTCCTATTAGGGAAGAAACAAAAGGAACTATTAGAATGGTTCAGAAACCTGATGAAAAGTTCCAACAAACCAGTATGGTCTACAGTGAAACAGGAGTGAGTCCAACGCTCACAAAGAGTTCAGCTGAGAACATATTGATAGGTGAAAGAGATAGATCAATCACAATTAATGAAGCAGAAAAACTTCAAGGATTCCCAAAAGATTGGACCAAATATGGAATGGATGAAGATGGAAATAAGTATGAAGTATCAATGAGGGAACGATTTGCAAGGATGGGCAATGCAGTCACAACACATGTGATTGAGAGAGTTGCTGAAAAAGTTAGACTTGCGCTTTTGCTACAAAATGAATAAAGCTGAGAGAGATAAATTGAAGGATCAGGTCATGGATATGATACTGACAGGATATACTCAACGAGCTACAGCTCACAATCTTGGAATAGCTTTGAGAAGTGTTGTTTCTTATGTAAAGGAAAGAAGAGCTGAGGCAATTAAAGAGATGCATGCAACAGCAGACGAGCATATGGCTGAGATGGAGATTTCACAAAAGAAGCGATGTCAGAAGTTGTGGACTATTGCACTTGATGAAACAAAGAAGACAGGAGATCGGAATAAAGCAATTCAATTGTTGCAACAGGAAGATCTTATGAGTATAAAAAGGAAGCAGATTGTTGGTTTGTTACCTGCGGAAGCACCACAGATAGCGATTCAAAACAATAATATGATAGAAGGAGTTACAACAATAGCTGATTCGATTAGGAGAAAACATCCGGAACTTTTGGAGAAGTTTAATAAAAACAAAGTTGGTTTGCTTAAAGAGAAAAAGGTTGAAGAAATAAAACAACCCCTTGAAATTAAGCCTTGGGAGACAGTTGAAGCAATTAGTTCTAATGTTTTGAAGTATTCATTTAACCAGGAACAAAACAAGATTAGGATATGGTTTAAGAGTTCACCAAGAACGTTTTATGAGTATGAATGCACTCCTGGTACATTTCAAAGCATGAAGAAGTCATCAAGTATAGGTTCACATATTAGTTCTGTGTTTAAGGGCGCAAAGTTTGAAAAGACAGTTGAGGGGAATTAATGAAAGAAGAAATGAAATCAAAGTCAAAGATAACCTTGTGGCAATTACAACAGAAACAAAGTTTATCATTAGATATTAAGATTAAACTCACAAGAAGAAGGATAGAAGAATTTTATAAGGCATTTGAAGGAAAAGTATATGTAGCGTATAGTGGAGGTAAAGACTCAGAAGTCCTTCTGCATTTAGTAAGAAGATTTTGTAAAGATGTTAAGGCAGTATTTGTAGACACAGGAACAGAGTTGGATACAAGAAGACATGCCATAAAAAAAGCAGATGTTATTCTTAAGCCAAAGATTCCAATGTTACAAGTTTGGAAAAAGTATGGTGTGCCATTTCCATCAAAACAACAAGCTCACTTTATTTATCAAGTTAAACATACAAAATCAGACTATTTAAGGAATAGATTAATGACTGGATTCATGAAAGACGGATCCAAGACAAGATTCAAGGTTGCAGAGAAGTGGAAATTCATTATAGCTACAGACATTGAAGTGTCAGACAAGTGCTGTTATTATCTTAAGAAAGAACCATTTCAAAGATACAACAAGGAAACAGGAGAGGTTCCAATCATAGGAACAATGGCTTCAGACAGTATGGAAAGGAAGAAAGGCTATCTTAAGAACGGATGTATCAACTTTGAGAAGAAGGTCTGCATACCGCTGGGGTTCTGGACTGAACAAGACATATTATTATACATTAAGAAGTACAAGTTGGACTACTGTAAAGCCTATGGGGACATCATCACATCAAAAGGAAAGTTGAAAACAACTAAGGCAGACAGAACAGGATGTGTAGGGTGTGGATTTGGAGTACAAATGGAAAAAGAACCGAATAGATTTCAAAGAATGAGTGAAGAAAATCCGAGGATGCACAATGTGATCATGAATAAATGGTGCAATGGGAACATGGGGAAGTTAATGAAACAAGCAAACATCAACACTAAAATGCCAAAGAGGATATCTGAATATGAATGAATCAACAGATCAAGAACTTATTGACTGGTGTATTGAGAACAAACGAGTGGATATCTTAGTAGAACACAAATGGGGATTTATATTATCTCCTGGACAAATTGAGATAGTGCGTAAAATAGCTTTTATGGAAGTTAAAAAGTTAAGTATTTCAGCCACGACTAGGTGGGGAAAGACTCAATGCATCGCATTCGGATTTGCATTACTTTTAGATTTTGGCGTACCAGTGAAGATAGCATTTCTTGGGCCAAAACAAGAACAGGCTGGAATTATTAGGCAGTACTTAGCAGAATTGATTGTGACAGATCCGTCTCTACTTGCAAAAGCTCAAATATTTGTTACTGGAGCAGAAAGGATTGGAAAGGAAGCAAGCAGGAAGAGAATGACATTCAATACTGGCGCAGAGTACCGAGTGTTTAGTGGGGAAGGAGATGCAGATAGGTTAATGGGATTTGGATGTGATATTTTAGTCAAGGATGAAGCCTGCCTTATTAATAGGGATGCTTATACTAAGTCCAGCCGTATGCTTGGGGATAATCCTGAAGAAGCAATTGAGATTGAATCTTATAATCCCTGGAAGAGAGATAACAAAGCATATGAACACACATTGGATCCTGAATGGGAAGTTATTCATATTGGGTGGGAACAAGCTGTTGCAGAAGGAAGAACAACAAAGAAGTTTGTAATGCAGCAAAAGAAAAATCTAACACCGTTGGAATTTACAGTATTATATGAGAGCAAGTTTCCTGATCAATCAGAAGATAGTTTATTCAGTCTTGAATGGATTCAAATGGCTGAGAAAACAAAGTACAATTTTCAGAAACAATTAGACAATATTCTACAGGAAATCAAGGGGTTAAAAAATAAAAGAAATACGATGGGAGAATCAGAGTTCAATGTACAACTTAAGCATTTAATGCAAAAAGTAGGGGCGTTTAAGAAGATAGTTGCGTGTGATCCGGCAGAGATGGGATTGGATGAGTCAGTTATAGTGTGGGGGATTAAATGGGAAAACAAGTACCAGGTAGTTGGAACTTATAGTGAGGCAAAGAGTGATCCGATGAGGTTGGTTGGGAAGATTATAGATGTGGCGGAACAATTTATAGAACCAGAGGTTAAAGGAAAGATTCACTTAGATCGGATAGGAATAGGAAGTGGGCCATTAAGCAGGTTGAAGGAAGTAATCCGAGAAAAGGAGCTTAAGCATATAACAGTTACTGGGTGTCATTATGGGGAGAAGGCATTGAAGAAAGACATATTTTATAATAAGAAGGCAGAAAACTTTTTCAGATTAGCAAGTTTAATGAGAGAGAACATGATCAGCATTCCAGAAAATCATAAGATAAGAAATCAGTTAATAGCAGAGACGTGGGAGCGAACCAGTTCAAACAAGAAGAGAGTTATTGATCCGGATGAAAAGAGTCCTGATTGGGGCGATGCATTGGTTTATTTAGTATGGGAAGATAATTCGGGCCTGGCGTTTGGATTTGTTTGAATTATGGTGTAACATAAAAGACTTTAAATACAATAATGTTATAAATAGATAATATCCATCCCAAGTTTGTATTCATGGCATCACTAAATAATTGGTTTAAAAAAAAGTCTGTAATAGCTGTAGACACTATAAATGAAGCAACAAGAGATGGAATTAATAAAGCATACATTCCTAAATTCTTATACAAGCCACCATTCGGATATCCAAGATTCGCAAACATGGCATATGTGCGATACTTAGCACAAACACCATATGTTGAAATGTGCATTAAGACAATCATAAACGAGCTTGCAAGCATTGAGTGGGATATTATTCCAAATGATGGTATGGAAGAGCAAGCTGATGAAGCAGAAATGGAGCATATCAAAAACTTTTTTCTAAATCCAAATACTAATGCTGAATCATTTGAGGAAGTATTTATTAGAATGCCAGTAAGAGATATATTGGAAGTGAATAGTGGAGTATTAAATAAAGTTTTTAATATGAAAGAGGAAATGGTGGAAATTGTGGCCAGGGATGGTGCAACATTTACTAAGAATCCTGATGTTCATGGAATGTATACTGTTAGAGATGATATTATTATGCCTAACAGGATTGTGGATGATAATGTGGGTATTGAATTAGTAAATCCTTATACTGAAATTACGGCAATGAGTAGTAGAGAAAAGGCAGCTTATTTCCAATATGGATGGATAGCAGGACCAATTCCAGTACCATTCGGAAAGCGAGAGATTATCTGGATTGAACAAATGAAACGAACAGATGATCACTATGGTTATAGTCCAGTACAAACACTTGCAAAGAGTTTGCAGATGCTTATGTATATGATAGAAAGTGATTTGGAATATTATAATGATAATAATGTTCCAAAGGGAATTATAGGGCTTGATGAAGCAGATGCGGATGAATTAAAAGCTTTTAAGGATCAATGGTTTGAAACTCAAAGGAAAAAGGATGAGTTTGGAAGTTGGAAGAAGATCATGAATAAGGTTCCAATTGTGAATAAGAGTCCAACATTTCAAAGGATAGAATTCTCTTCAAGTGAAATGCAAGTTATAGAAAAACAGAAGTGGTACACTAAAATGGTGTGGGCTTCGTTTGGAGTAACTGCAACAGAACTTGGTTATACTGAGGATGCAGCTGGAGCAGCAAATCAAATCGTTCAAAGTAAAGTTTTTAGGAAAAAAGCTATTAATCCAATGTTAAGAAATTTAGAAGCCAATTTTAACATGGGCATAATTTCAGAGTTTGAGTATGTTGCAACTGTAGCAACAAAAGATGGTAAGACAATAGAGAAGCCAAAGTATGTGTTTAAGTTTAAAAAGTTTGATGTTGATGAGGAAAAAGCTAAATACGAATTATACAAGTTACAAACAGAATCCGGATTAAAAACTATTAATGAAATCAGAATTGATGAGGGCTTGGATGAGTTGGAGTGGGGTGATGATGCGCCAAAGGATTGGATGACTCCTGAGAATAGTTTTAATATGGGTGGAATGCCAGGACAACCAAACATGGATAGTCAAGAAGAAAGGTATGGGGAGCGAGAGGATGCAGCAGAGAATCCTAAAAAACCTCAAGAAGATACTAAATCACTTCGTGGACCTCCTGAAAAACCAACACCGGATCCGGATGCGGAAGAAGATGAGGATGAAGACGAGGATGAGGATGAGGATGAAAACAAGGCAGGACCAGGCGGACACGTTCCTGATAAGACTGGACCACAGGGGGCGGGTGCAGGGCCAGGAAAAGGCAGAGCAGATGGTTCAGGAATGGAAGACGAAGTTAAAAAAAAAAAGAAAAAAGAGAAAAAAGCTCAACCAACAGATAATCCTTTAATTCTTAAACCAGGAGAAAGACCAACCGGTTATAGCCGACTTGAGAAAGCAATGATGTTTATTAATAGACAAAACGAGGATGAAATAAAGACGATTTTGGCATCAGAGATGGGTAAGAACCAAATTCAAGAAGTTAAAGGAATTAATGATATCGTAAAAAGGTTAAAGTCATTATTAGGAATTGTGGCAATTAAACCATTAGTTCAAGCTATTATAAAAAATAATTATATGAAGGGTTGGGATGAGGCAGAGAAGAAATTAAACATTAATATTAAAGCAGATCCAAACGCAATCGATTATATGTCTAATTATACTTATGATAACATCAAGGGAATGAATGATGACATTGCAGAAAAGTTGAGAGGTGTAATGCAAAGAGGATTCATGGATGGAACTCCGCTTGAGGAATTGAAGGCAGAGATTACTAAAGTTTTTGATGTAGGAAATAATCGAGTTACTATGATTGCCAGGACTGAAAGTAATAGGGCAGCAAACGTGGGAAGATTACATGGATTTCAAAAGAGTGGAACTCCAGGAAAGAAAGAATACTCTGCACACTTTGATGATCGAACCAGTTTATTGTGTAAGAGATTAGATGGGCAACAAGTAGATATTAATGCTGATTTTGTGGATCCAAAGGGAGAATGGAGTGGGCCAACGCCTCCGGCGCATGTGAATTGTAGAAGTAGTTGGGTGTTTCATCCGGATGATTCGGTGGATATGAATTAATGCTGAACCATAAAAGACTTTAAATATATGATTATTCTAAATGAACACTATGGGAAAAACAATGGCAAATGAAAATGCTAAACAATTTGTATTTTATAGTGATAAATTAAATTATAAGACTTTAGAAGGCGCTAAGGGAAAAGAATTCTTTGTAGAGGGATATATTAGTACTGGTGATCTTGACCTCGTAAATGATATGGTGACTAAATCTTGTATGGATGACATGATTACACAATTTGATGGTCGGTCTATAAAATTAGATTTTGAGCATGAAACATTGAGGGGAAAGAGTGCTCTTGATTCAGAAGCGAACAAATCAAGGATTCCACTTGGAAAAGCAGTTGGTCGTGATCGTGATGCAAAGGGTGTAAAGATTAGATGGAAGATGAATCCTAATTGGAAGAAGTTTGATGAGAAGGGAAATATAACTATGGATTTTAAAGACATTTGGGATAATGTTGAAACAGAAATGTATGATGCGTTCAGTATTGCTTATGTACCAACTAAAACTACAAATATGCAACAGCAAGGAAAGAGTGTGAGAATGCTTGATAGTCTTAATCTTTTAAATGTAGCATTAACAGGAAATCCAATTAATCCTGCGGCAACGATGAGTGCTGTTATGGCTAAGAGTTTGGAATTTATGAAATCAAAAGAGGGAGATGAAATTCAAAATATTGAAATTAAAGATAGGATTAAACAAATTGAGTCAGCAGTGGCTGATATTAAATCAGACTTATCCGACAATAATGTCGATAAAGAAAATATGGGGTGCAAACCAATGGAACAAATAAAAGATAAAGAACCTGAAGCTAACACTCAATCCCCTGAAACCCCAGTGGATCAAGGGAAAGAGAATGAAGCAGAAGGAGCAGCTAAACCTGCAGAAGAATCAACAGAAGAATCAACTGAAGCACCTGCAGCAGAAGCGGCAGAAGCAACAGAAGCGCCAGAAGGAAAAAGTATAACTCTAATGGAGCTAAAATCAGTAGTTGAAACTTTAACCAAAAGTGTAGATGAACTGAGAAAAGAGAATGCAGACCTTAAAGCAATTGTGGAGAAACCTCTACAAAAGGCTAAAGGCGCAGAAAATCAAGAAGCTAAAAGTCAAAAGACCGAAGAAAGTACTTCTCAAGGTCCACTTGACTTGGTAGCATAAAGAGGTGAATGAAAAATGGAAGGAGCAGGAACAGGAAAAATAAGTGGAGCTTTCGATCATGTCGGAGCTTATGAAGCCTCATTCGGTTTATTAAAAGCTGGTACAACTTATGTTAATGGTTGGACTGGATCGGATATTAGAGGAGAATTAAAGAGTGTTATGGAAAATGGTATGAAGCAAGTTCAAGCTAAAGCACTTGGACCAACAGCAGGCGGCGTAGGAACTGCAGGTTATGCACTTGTACCAATTTTTGTAGATGCAAGAATTACAGACCAATCAAGAAAGTGGACACCACTTGTTGAATTAATTCCAAGAGTGACCAATCAAGGATTGACTGCAGATTACAATATTATCACAGCTAAAGGTGGAGCTTACACAGCACTTGCTGATGCAGCACTTCCAGAAACTGATGATACCTATGATAGACAATCAGTGGCTATCAAATTCTTATACAGTGTCGGAAGAACACTTGGACCAATGCAAGCAGGAATGCCAAGCTATATGGTTGAAGGATTCAATCCAACAGGTAACGGAATGGGACAAGGAACTTTTAGTCCTGCAGGAGCACCAAATGCTAAACAGCTTGAAGTGTTAATGAAGGCAAGAGCTCTTAAAGAATTGGAAGAAAACTTAATCATTAATGGTTCAACATCAACAGATGCAACTCAATATGATGGAATAGTGGCTTTACAGTCTACTACAAATCAGAATGATCTTGATAGTGCAGCTTTAACCTGGGATGATGTAGAAGAAACTGTGCAAAGTGCATTCGATGATGGCGGAAGGCCAAAATTAGCAGTTGCAAGTTCAAGTGTAGTTACTGATTTAAGAAAGATCATGATTGACACTTTCAACTTTAGACCAAGTGATTTGGTTGGTGGAGTAGAACTTCCATTCGGAATACCACCACAATTGGTACTTCAAACAATGGTAGGAGCAATTCCAGTTATTCCAAGCATGTACTTGAGTAACACCAGTGGAGCGAAACAAATCTTTTTCTTGGATACAGACTTCATAGAAATGAGGGTATTACAAGATATGACATACGAGGATTTGGCAAAGACTAACGACAGCAGCAAATTCATGTTAAAAATATATGAAGCGCTGGTTATGAGAGCACCAAGTTTTAATGCTTTTATAGACAACATCCTGTGAGGTTAATAAAATGGGACTATTAGTAGAAGGAACTGATTATGAGATTACCGGCGTCCAACGTGGAGATGTTTATAATGAGATTGTTATTAAAACAATCAATACTGTAGACACTGGTGACACAATCGTAGTTGATTTGACAAAGTACGGAATTAATGCAACTGGTTTAATGGGAGTTCGAGGAGATGTGCAAACAACTGCAAACTCAATTGTAGCACAAGGAGATCCATCAACTACTGTATCATCTGGAAGTGTTACGTTGACTTTGACAGGTGCAACCAATGATCAAACATACATTGTTGTAAAAGGATTTGCGGTTCCAAACCCAAGTTCGGCTTTATAGGTGCTAAAAGATGGCGCTAATTGAAGGAACAGACTATGAGATTGTTGGAGTACAGCGAGGAGATGTATACAACGAGATTGTTATCAAGACAATTAATACAGTTGATGATACAGATGAAATTGATGTCGATTTGACAAAATATGGTATTAACGCAACTGGATTAATGGGTGTTGAAGGATATATACATACAACAGCAAATAGTGTTGTTGCTGTAGAAGATCCAACAACCTCGGTTACAACTGGAACAATAACCTTGACGGTTACTGGTTCAACTGATAACAAACAAAGGTATTATGTCGTGAAAGGATTCGCAGTACCAAACCCAAGTTCAGCTTTATAGGTTGAACACTTTTTTTATTTTTTTATTTTAATATTTGGTTACAAAGTAGTCGAATAAATATGTCAGCTTGGATTGGCATGCGAAAGCAAAGGACCCAAGGGAAAAAATAAAATGCCAAGATTAGGACAAGTATCAGGAGATGTTAAAGGTAAATTAAATTTTTTAGATCAATGCACTTTTGCTCAAGGAGCAGGCGGAATAGGCGGACCACAAGTTCCTAAAGATTCAACTATTTGGTATGTTGATGGTTCAAAAGCAGATCCGGCAGCAAGTGGTGAAGGAAAGACATGGGATGGTGCATTCTTAACGATAGGAGAAGCAATCGCAGCAGCAGGAAGAATGGATATAATCTATGTAGCAGCTAAAGATATTACTGATTTCACAGGAGATCCAAGCAGTTATGAAGAAAATATAACTATTCCAGCAACTCATGATGGATTGGCTATCATTGGAGTAAGTAGGGGATTGACTCAAGGTGGACTACCTCAACTTAAAGATGGTGATAATACTACACAACATATTCTAAGAGTGAGAGCTCCTGGATGTTTAATTGCAAATTTAGGATTTAATGGCGCAGGTAACACTGGCGGTGGAATCTTATTTGATGACGATTATTCAACAAAATGTGCATTCGGAACAACCATATATGGATGTCACTTCAAGAATTGTAAAGGATCAACAGCGACCGATGCAAGAACTGGAGCAGCAATTGAATGGTCCTCAACAGGAAATTCATGGCAAATCCTTATTTCAGGATGTCATTTCTACAAGAATGTGTGTGATGTATTACTTCCAGGAACAAGCAATACCGTACCACAAGATGTAGTAATTGAGCATTGTTATATGAGTGGACCAGCAGCAAGTGTTGATTGTAACTTATATCTGGCTGGAGCAGGATCAGGAATCAATGGTTTAATAATCAATGATTGTATATTCCCAGCATTACCTGCGATAGGTTCAGGTTCAGTTGTAAGATACATGTATCTAACTGGATGTGTAGGAATGATAACAAACTGCAGATTTGGAAGTGTAACTTCGGCAACAGGAACAACCATAACCTTCAAAGCAAGCGGTACAGGAGCAGAAGTTCCAACTACTATGGACTTGTCGGCTAATTACGGTTTGACTGGAGCGGCAGGAGAAACTTCCGAGATCAGTAACGCATAAACAAATTTTTTTATTTTTTTATTTTTAATTTCATGATCATAAACAACAACCAGCCCAAAATAACAGGGACTAAAAAATTAACGAGGTAAAAATGCCAAGCAAAATAACTATGCACAAAATTCAGAATACGATTGCTGTAGGAGCAACTACAGGAAGCACTACTTCAAGAGTGATTAGAGGAAAAATTCTCTCAATAAAACTAATTTATTCTAACACAACGCATTCATCTTCAAGTGATAGAGATATCAACATTTTTGAGATGAATCCTGAAGATCCAACAGTAGTAGGGGATGCATTACAGGAAATTCTTAATATAGGAGGTCTTGGGGCTGATCCGGATGCTGATAATGCTGTTTATTATCCAAGGCAAGCATGTCAAGATAACGCGGCAGCAAGTCTGGTTTATTTATCAACAGATACTGCAGTGGTTCCAACTGAGTACGTAATTTTTGGAGCATTAAACCTTGCAATAAGTGCAGCAGCAGCAGGAGACATAACAACTGCTTATATTATGGTGGAGGAATACTAAGATGAAATTTAAGAATGAAACAGAAAAAAATCAAAAGTATAGGATTGGGACTCCTAACAATTATTTATGGAAGACTATTCGACCAGGAGAAATAAGAGACATTCCAGAGCATATAGGGGATGCTTTTAAATTGACTAAAGTTGAGGAACCAAAAGAAATCATTGAAGACGAATTGGTACTTGAGGATGTAAAAAAGGTTGATGCAAAAGTTAATCCTAAAAAGGCTGATGTGAAAGTTGATGCGGGGTTTCTTAAAAAAGAATACCAAAAAAAGCTTATCGCCATCAAAGGGGTGGGTAAGAAGAGTGCTGAAGACATTATCAAAGATTATCCCACAGAAAAACTCTTAATTAAAGCAGTAAAGAAGGGTGAGGAAGTTCATAACAATGATGGTGTGGATAGAGTGGTTAAAAAGAAGTTTAAGGAATAAATTCAGATGCCATTAATGAAATCAGACGGAAATGGAGGATTTGTAATCCAAAAAGGAGCAATGGCTCTTATTATGATTTTTATAACTTTGGTTAGTTGTGTAACAACAGTTGTTGCATATGGTGTTACGATTAAAGGTGATGTTGATCATTTAAAATCAGCATATGATGAAGCCGGACCAAGACATACAGAAGTTATTAATAAGTTGGAAGAAAAGATTGAGTTTAATAGCAAAACAATAATTCAGTATCAAGAAAAAATTATTTCAATTCAAGAAGATATTACTGAGATAAAATCAGATGTTAAGGAGTTAATTAAAAGATGACATACATAACTGCAGATGATGTGAGAAGGGCAAGTGGAGCTCCAACCAGTCTTATAACTGATACTTTAATAAATCAAGCAATTACTATAATCGAAGCAGAAATGAAAAGATGGATGAATACGTCTTTTGTACCAACAACCAGAATTGAACATCGAGATGGGAATAGTTTGCCAAGAATGTTCTTAATGAAAAATCCTTTATTGAGTGTGCGAGCATTAACACTTAATGACAGCACAACAATCACTCCTGCATATATTGATTGGAGTAAAGAAAGCGGAAAGATCATATTAAGTAATAGTGCAGAAGGTGGAAGTTTTATTCAAGGAACTAACAATACGTTTATTAAATACGTTTTTGGATTACTTGAAGATAGCACAACAAATACTTCATTATCAACTGCGACAGTAGCAGGAACAACAGTAAGCATGACAGTTGCAAGTATAACCGGTTTTGCAGATGAAGACTGGATCGAAATATTGGGAATGGATGGAAAGAAAGAAGCAGCACAAATAAGTGGAACTCCTGCAGGTGGAGTGATTATAGTTGATCAATTGGTTCAAACACATGCGGCAGACAGCACAATTACAAAACTTCAAATTCCTTATTACATAAAAAGATACATGGAAGTCGAAGCAGCAATTTATGTTGCAATATATGCGATTGGTGGAACATACACTTTTAATACAAGTTATTCATTAGGAGAATTAACAGTGAACAAGGGTGAACCTTATCCTCAGTGGAGAGAAGTAATTCAAAGAATGATTAATGAAAGAAAAATGAGAAGGGCAACAATAAGAATAAGGCCTTCCATATTGGTGGACTAAAATGAGTTGGGATGATACAAAAGAAGCAAATGATGACTTCACAAGTGCAGATTGGAATTCAATGGTTACAGATCAAGAATCAAGATCCATGGTTACAAGTGGAGCAGGCGCGCCAAGTAGTACTCCGACAATGATTGGTGCAATTTATTATGATACAACAAACTCAAAATTTTATTTAGCAGCTGGAATTACGGCGTCAACTGACTGGAAGAAGGTGATCACACAATGAAACTAACAATTAATTTAATCGGAATTATGCTTGCAGTCTTACTATGCGTTGGGCTGGTTATGGCTGGGGATCCTTTTAGAGTAGATGAAAATCTTGATATGGGAACAAATAATATTTATAATGCATCAAATATTACTGCAACATACTTCATAGGAGATGGAAGTGGATTGACAGATGTGACAGCATCAGTATCAAATAGTACAACCTGGTGGGCTTCGCTTACTGGATGGAGTAGTACAATCTTTGAGAATGTAGCAAACGAATTAAGTATTAAGATGACTTGGTTTAATAGTTCAGTAGATGCAAGAATAACAAGTTCAGAACCTGACCTTAATGTTAATAGCAGTAATTACTGGGATGACTTAAACACTCCAGGAGACATTAATGCTGGAGACATTACTGATGATGGGACCTATGTTAAAACTGTTGGGGATACTATGTCTGGAGATTTAGATATGGGTGGGAACGATGTTCTCCAAGCAGGAAATTTATGGAATAGGACAAGATTGGCTTCAACTGTTTTAAATTATAATTCAGGGGGAGATTTAATAGGTTTTCCGTCTCTTAATGGGGCAACATATAATACTGTTGGAATTGTATTGGATTTGTTTAGTTCAGCAGGAAGAGCAACAGGAGGAATTATTACAGTTGATGGTGCAACAATTAATATTACATCAGGAGCAGGATTTATTAAAGCAACAGATAATGATACTGCAGAACTTATGTCTTTTGATTGGAGTGATTCAACAGGATTTACGGTGCCAACAAATACAATTATGTATTATGGTGTTGATTATAATGGTGGAAGTCCAATAATAACAAACAGGACTACTGATACTTGGGATTTAGATACACAATTCCCACTTGGTTCAGTAATTAACCAAAATGGGGAATTATACGTTTTGAACAATCCTTGGTGGGTTACTGATGGAATAACAAATATTATTGAAAGATTTCAGGCAGAAGGACACTTGGAAAGAGACGATAACGTGGGTGGTTTAATTTTGGGATATACTGGAACAAGAAATCCAACAATGACTGAAGGAACACTATGGAGTCGTTTAACAGAACATGAAATGTCTGCTTTTGATGCAAGTGGAGCTGATGATTTTGATTATTATTATAGAACTGCGGATGGAAATTATACTAAACAAAGTAATAGGTCACAATGGAATGTTACTCATTATGATGATGGAAGTGGAACATTAGCAACAATTGGAAACAATCAGTATGCAGTTATTTGGGCGTGGAGTAATGTAGCAATTGATGAAATATCTTTAATGTTCCCACAAAATACTTATGCTACTTCTGCACTTGCTGAAGCAGAAGAAATACCTAATACTTATCCTACAATGTGGTATGAAGGGGGAATTATTATTGGAAGAATTATAATAAAACAAAACACAGATGCTCCAGTAGAGATTCAAAGTGTTTTCACAACTACGTTCACTGCAGCAGAAGCGGCAGATCATGCAAACTTAGCAAATTTAGCTTATTCATCTTCTGGCCATACTGGATTTGCGAGTACGGTAGAACTTGGTCTTGTTAATTCAACAGCTGAATCAAAACATACCCCTGGAGATTGTCCGGCAGGAGAAATAGTTCAGAATACTACAATAAGTGGTGTTGAATGTGTGGCTGCGGCGGGAGCTGGTACTGTTACAAGTGTTGCAACAGATGACGTGTATGTTACTGGTGGACCAATTACTTCATCAGGAACAGTAGGGTTTAATTCAACTTTGGCAGGAACTGATTTAAAAGTTAATGGTTCTGATTATTGGGATGATCTTGGAAGTCCAAGCGATATAAGTGCGGGGGATATTACTGATGATGGTACTTATTTGACATCTTATGAGAATTTAACTGATGGAAACATTGAAGCTTTTGGTTACTTAAAATTTTTGAATTTGACGAGTTATATCACTGATTCAAATACGTCTTGGGTTAATGCTTTAATAGATACCAGGGTTGTTCAATCTTTTGTTCAAGCATTAGGATTTTATACTAAGACTGAAGTTTATAATACTACTGAGGTTGATGCATTGCCAGTGTCTACTTTTAGCAATGATGTGGGTTATTTTGATAATATCGTGAATTTTACTGGAACTTTAACAGATGCAAAATGGTGTGTTTATAATAGTGGAAATGGAGAGATAGATTGTAATGTTGAACCAGTAAGTGATACAACGTATACTGCAGGAAATGGAATATCTGAAGCAGCAACAGTATTCAGTGTAGCAGGAAATACTGCATTGACACAGGATGCTGATGGTTTAAGTGTTACAGCAGATGCAATTGGGGACACACAACTTGAGTACGATACTGGCCAGGCTTTAACAACAACGAGCAATCCAACTTTTAATAATCAAACAATAACGGACTGCATAATATTCGCAAGTGGTGGTAAAATCTGTTCAGGAAGTTAAAAATGGCAAACTATAAAGCAATAGGTGGAAGTGTAATTGGTTTAGCAATGATTGTATTAATTGTTGCACTAAACTATAATGTAACTCCTGATACTTATTATTGTGCTAACGAACCAGACAAACTAATGGAATGTATGAGTGTGAGTGCAGGATTGCAATCAAGATGTTATCTTAATAAAGAAAAGTCATCATGGGATTATTGTAAAGGTGGTTGGGTTAAAGTTTTAGATCATATAGAAGCAGTCTCAAATATTCAGGAGTGCAATACGAAGTATTGGAATGTTTCAAAGAATATTTATGTAGATTGTATTAAAAATTATACAACGACTGAATTATTTGATTGTATGGATGAAAAAGATAATTCAACTTGTAAGTCTAAAGAAATCATTGAATATTATAATTCAACTTGTTTTGATAAAATAGAGATTACTCAGTATAACAGGGTTATATGTGAAGATACAGGAGAAGTAAATGTTCATGGGGAAATAATAAGTTATAAAGATTCATTTTGTAGAGTTCATGAAAACGAGATTCATTGTGATTTATATAAAGACTCAAATGGTGGTGGTGCTGATTCAAATGGAGATGGCCAGTGTCAATCAGGAGAGGATGATTGTCAAATAATTAAGATTAATGAGGATGAATCGCTTGAGAATATAAAAGAATCAAGAAGTGAATTAGAGGCAATTAGATGAAACAAAATCCATTCGATTGTGATAATTATGACCTGGATAAATCATATTGTAACAAAACAAAACATAGAATTGATGGGGGAGAAGCAATTAAGTTTCATTGTTCCAAATGTCAATATTTTAAGAAAAAATGAAAAAGCAAATTTTTTTATTAGGAATTGTAATAATGTGTGTATTAATGAGTGGTTTAGTTAGTGCTGATTGGAATGAGTCTTATTGGACTGGTGGATCTTTAGATAGTGGACACGAAGGAAGTGAAAGAGGAATAAAGATAAAGATGTTAAAAAGTGCTTATTTATATCAAATAGATGGAGTAGGTTCAACATATACCGAAGGGTTTTTGTCAAATGGTTCAATGACGGTTTTGGATAGTTCAACAAATATCACAAGTGGAATAACAACTTTTGAAGGAAATGTTTTTTTAATTGAAGGTCAAGAATATTATCTTACTGGAACTGGGGGAAGTAATTCTTATTATGCAGATAAAACATTTCCATTAAACGATACTGAATTAGTTGCTAATGTAATAGCAGGATTTAGTGAAACTGATAATCCTTCAAGGGTTTATACTATTAAAGGAGCAATTTATAAAGAATATAGTGCTATACCAGTAATTTCAGATGTGTGTAGTCTTTCTTCAGATCCGGATGATTGTGTGCAACCATTTGTGACTACGGATAAAACTCCAACTTTTAATGGAACAACAGATATTATAGCAGAATGTTTTATTTCAGATGATAACACGACTTGGGCAGGAGCAACAACTACAAATGCAACTGGTCATATTTGGACACTTCCATCAACACAAGCATTGTCTGATGGATTATCTTCGGTATATGCAATGTGTAATTCAACTGCGAATCTTAAAGGATATGATGAGTGGAAAATGAATATAACGGACATTGTAAATCCAAATGTGACAATAATTAATCCACCAGATAATCATAATATAAGTTTAGCACCTTATTCAATTACTTTTAATGCTACAATTACAGATGATGGAGCATTGGATAATGTTTCTTTATTATTGGGTGGATTTTATAATTTTACGAATTCAACAGGATTAATAAATGGAAGTTATACGTTGCCTTTTACTTTTTCAGAACGTAGATCAGAGTATAATTGGAGTGTAGAAGCTTGTGATACAAGTGGAAATTGTAATGCGAGTTCTAACAGAACTTTGTATACTTGGGAAGAAACATATTTGGAAGGCAATGTTACTGATAGTGATGATAACTTATTAAGTGGAGCTTTATTGTCTATTATGAAAAATAATACTCCGAATACAGTTGTTGCTAATGTTACAACTAACTCAACTGGTGGATGGAGAGTTTTAGTTGATTATGGATTATATACTATTTGTGCATACGATCCTAATAATATAACATTGAGAGGAGATTGTACGCCTTTTGTTGAGGTATCCTAATGAAATACTTAATTCTTTTTTTAGTTATTACAATTTTGATAACTATAAGTTTAGTTTCAGCTTACACACCACCAACTTCTCATCAAGTTAATTTAGTTTTAGATACTGGTTATACTGCTCCAGACGCACATAATATTAATTTAGTTTTAAGTGATGTAATAACAGACACATGTACTTGCGCAGGATTAAACCAGGACTGGGAAATAGATCATGCTGATGCTTGCAATATTATAGATAATTGCGATCTTGGAACAGGAAAACTAAGTTTTACAGGAATAGGCACAACCAGGTGTGGAGCAACAATAGACACAAGTGATCTTGGGGATCCAGGAGCAACTGGAACCTTACAAATTGATGCAGCATGCATTATAAACATTGATTAAAACAGGGGAAAAAGATGGGAATAGAATTCACCAAATATGAAGATATAACATTCGATGTAAGTCCGTTTGACTACGGATATGATAGTGACACGTTCCCTGCAGATGCCGCAGCTGACTTTCAAGAAATACTTCTTGCACATGGGGACATTTATACAGTATATACTGAAACAGACACTGTTGATGGAATGGGAAATACTACAAACATATCTGCAACAAATGCAGTGCTTTATGGAATGTTTCAAGATATCACAATAAAGGATCGTCAAATTCATGAAATGGGCCTTGCAATTCCAGGAAACAGAAAATTTTATTTTAAGCCAAGTTATTCAAGTCAAACCGGTGGAGTTACGACTACTTATGAGATTAAAGAAGGAGACATTATTAAGGATGCAAAACTGTTCTCTGCAGGTACAAGTACTGGACAATATCGTATTGTTAAGATTCCGAAACAGTGGTGGCTTCCAGGAACAGAAGTGTTCAGGGTTGCTATTGTAAAAAGTATAAACTTAGATGGTTCTTAAAAATGAAAATGGGTTTTAGTATTCAGACACCTAGAATGAATAACATGAAGACGAATGTAGATAAGGGAATGAAACTAGTTCTATGGAAGGCTATGGTTAAGATGGAAGAACTTGCTAAGATGAAAGCTCCAGTTGATACAGGAAATTTAAAGAATAGAATTCATCTAGAACCGATGCAACTTGGAGCAAGAGAGTACATATTGTCAGATGGAGTAGAATATGGGGTTTATGTTGAGTATGGTACAAAACCTCATCATGTTCCAATTTCCCCCCTTTTAGAGTGGGCAGGCCGTGTCATAGGCGATAAAAACGCAGCTTATGCTATAAGAGCAAACATTTCTAAGTTTGGCACGCCTGCTCAACCTTTTTTTAGACCAGCATTGCATGAAGTAGAACAGAAGTGGATTCCAATCTTTACGCATGGCGTTTTTAAATAATTCTAATAATTGCTGAACCATAAAAACATTTAAATACAACAATAGGAATAGATAGCCTGTGATAAGGGCCAAGAGGCACAAACTTTATTGCAGGAGTATCAGCCAAGAGGCGAAAAGAATATGGTATACTTAAGTCCAAAAACAATACTTGTAGACTTTCTAAGAAAGAACATATCAGATCCCAGAGTAAGAATAACCACAAATTCGGAAAACTTTGCTGCGACAGCAGGACAAACAGATTTCTCATTAACACCTACAACAGGAAAGAGTTTAAGTTATATTACATCAATCACAGTAAATGCGGTAGCGAGTGTTAAGTGGCAGGATTATTATATAGATTTTAAGAATGAGAAAATAGTATTTTTTACTGGTTTATCATTGGCAGATGCTGTAATTATAACTTATGGGGAAGGTGCAACTGATTGGATATATCCAGACAAGCCAAATGCTAAATTAAATGCAGTATCTTTCCCAAGAATGAACGTCATGATTATTGGATCACCAGGAACCAGGCTTGGAAATTATGAAGCGCCAGTGGAAGCAGTTCCAAGAGTTCAAATAGATATATGGACTAAAGAAAAACAAGATGGTCAAATTTTTACAATTGATGGAAATAAGTATACAGGTGGAGACTTAGCAGAATATTTGGCATATCAAATTACAGAAGCATTTGAAAATAGTGAGAGTGAATTATTCCCTGCTCTTTATGGTTATGATCCAGTAGGAATGCCTCCTGACATGCCGTTTGATGACGAACTTCAATGTCATCACAAGATCGTGGAGTTCTTATGCAGGGGCATATCAATAGGGAGAATAAGCTAATTATGATGGGAAAAAGAGAAGTTTTAAAAAGATTGAAATTATATCAATCGTATGATACAAAAATACGAATGTAAAGGATGTGGAATTGAGTTTGAAGCTCAAGACTGGAGAAAAAGAAAATATTGTTCAAAAAAGTGCAAAGGACTGCACAATAAAGCTGGACAATTTGAAAAAGGACATAAACACAATGAAGAAACAGAACAAAAAAGAATCGCAGGAATTAAAGCAAACCACAAAGGTATGCTCGGAAAAAAGCATAGTGAAAAAACTAAAAAGCAGATGTCAGAAAGTAGCAAAAAACCGTATAATTACATTGATGGAGGATACTATGGAAAAATTAAAACAAATAAATGCGAAATGTGTGGAGAGTCTGAAAAAAGGATACTCATTCATCATAAAGACAAAAATAGAAAAAATAATCAAACAAACAATCTCATTGCTATCTGCGACAAGTGTCATAATAAAATACACTTCCCAGATGGTAAATGGGGAAAAAATATGGAGAGGTGATTAAAATAGTTTTTTCAGAATTCCTTTTAGGAAAAAGAGAGCGAATGAGTTGGATAGTTGAAACAGCTTGGGCAACTGGTGGAACCATGACTGGTGGAGAAATTGTAGGACTTAATTGTACAATAGAACCGGATTGGGCTAAAGGTTGGCAAGAAAAATTAACTGCAGGTGCGGATAACAGATTAATTCAGGGAAGAGTGGTTGGACCGCAAACATTACCATATAGTATGACTTTTGTGCCAGTTAATTGGAGATGGTTTAAATATTTAATGGCATCAACAGATACTGGAACAACGCCTAAAATTCATACATTCGCAATGAGAAACACTATTCTATCTTATAAACTTGAATGGGCAAAACGAGCAACTACTTCGAATGTTTTGACAGTGATTGGAAATGCAGTTAAATCAGCAACGATCAACTTTCAGAAAGCAACAGGGGAAGGGACTGAAGGATTTATAACAATAGCACTTTCATGTGTTGGACAAGATGTAAGTCAAGGAAGTAGTGTAACAACAATTAGTGCAGGAAACATTACTAAAGAACCATTTCAGTATAGGTCAGTTAAATGGGTACTTGGTGGAACAGAAATTAAAGAAGTTAATAATGGAGAATTCACAATAGATAATGGAATCGATGAAAACGACTCCAGGTATTGCAATACTTCGTATGATGACTTATTGGGAGAACCGATTCCAAAGACATTCAGAATTACAGGAAGGATGAATGTAAATATTAAAGATAAAACATTCTTTGATCATTGGAATGCAGGAACCGTAGTTGCAGGTTCAAACACTTTATTATTTGATAAAGATGGAAGTGGAGACGATCAAATGCTTTTCACTTTTGCATCAGGGTTTTATGTGCTTGGAGCAGTTGCAAGTACAAATCTTGAAGGAGTCACAAATGTGGATGTAGTCTGGGCAGCAGATGGATTCACAAGCGCAGTGGCACGAGATGATATAACAACATATTAGGGGGAAAAAATGGGATATGAAACAGACTTCGTCGATGAAAAACCAATAGAAATCGATGTTGATGGAAGAAAATTTAAGTATAAACCAACAACTGGTGGAGATGAGAATGAGTGGCTGAAGGACATTATGACAATAGACCAGGAGAAGAAAGTTCCGCAAGTTAATTGGAGTATGTACAATAAGAAGAAACTTGAAAACATTACATCAGTACCATACGAGATAGTAATAATTAATAAGGTCATTGGCGTCGAAAAAGAATGGGATGACTTGACAACAGATCAAAGATACCTGTTTTTGAGTAAATTGACGCCTGGATTGTTTGATAAACTTATCAATGCAATGAAGGCAATTGATGAGCCGGATAATAAGTCGACAAAAAACTTGCAAGGCTGATTGAGTATAGTAATGCGGAAGGGTTTTTAATAAGTGATCCTAAGCAACAACTCATATGGTGGAAAGTCATAGCATTTGAATGTGGAATCAGCCCAAGAGAATTTAATAATTGCAGAATAAGTGATCTTAGAGAGATCATGCATGTAAAGAGTGCGGTAAGTATGAAAAAAGATAGAAATAAAAAAGTTCAGGATTTGATGAATCAAGTGAGGTTTAAATAATGGTAGCAGCAGCAGGAGTCGCAGGAGCAGCAAGTAATTCTATGAAGATTAAAGGAACTTTAGATACTGGCAATATAGATCGAGGATTTTCCAGAGTTAATCAAGGTTTTGAAAAGACTAAAGGTCAAGGAAAGTCCTTCGGTTCAGATATGATGCGAGTAGCAGGTACAGTTGGAAAACTTGCTAAGAAATTATTGTTTATGGGTGTTGCAGGAGTTGCAGCACTGGTTGGAATTGCAAGTAAGGCCCCGGCAGTTGCGCCGGCAATGGCAAAAATGTCTGTTTCATTTGGTAAAATTCAGAGATCGCTTGGGGAGGCATTGGCTCCAGCATTTGAGAAAGTGGCTGGATTACTTGACAAACTCGCAGTATGGGTTGATAGTAATAAAGAGAAAATTGGAGAATTAGCAATGAAATTTCTTGATTGGGGAATCGCACTTGGAAAGAAAGTGTGGCCTTGGCTTGAAAAGATAGGAAAATGGGCAGGAGAACATCCTGGCTTATTTGTGGGAATTCTTGCAGGGTTAGCACTTGCGCCGGCAGTGCTTGCTGGGATTGCGTCAGTTGCAAGTTTGGTCACATTGATGGGTGGTGTTACAGTTGGAGCAAGTTTATTAACAGCTTTAGGATATTTCGTATTAATTGGTGCTGCAGCATATGTGTCTTATCAAGCAATTACTGCAATGATTGAGGCATTACAAAAATATACTGGAATAGATAAACCGTTAATGGAAGGTGGTGGTGATGGTTCAGGGGATACTATGTTGAATAGACTTCCACAAAAGGCGTGGTCGAGTATTACAGGAAACCAGGCACCTTGGGAAGATGAGTTGGTTTCAAATAGTCCGGCTAATATTAATGCACTTCAAAAGATTAAAAGCGCGGGATTAAATGCTACTCCAGGCGGAACATACAGTGCAGCTGAAGATAGAAGAGGATGGTTCCTTCAATGGTGGGATGCAACATGGGGTTAAATAAATGACAATGAAAATACAAAATTATACAGGGACAGCAGATACGTTTACCTGGCCTTATAATCCTCAAGCATTTGATGACACAACTGACAGCAATCATGAAGTGACAAACATAAGATTTCAAAGACATCATATAGTAGTTACAGGTGGTGGAGTAGCACCAAAGAGTATATTATTAACTGGGCACTTTAGTGGGGCAAGCAAAAGAACGCATTGGAAAGACTGCAGTAAACATTTTATGGAAACAATTAAGATCAAAAAATTATATTTTGAATCGGACAAGTTTCATATAGGAATAGGAAAACAAATCAAACGAACTGAAGTAGGTGGAAGAACAAACTTCATTGATTATGTGGCCACATTTCAGAGTTTTATTCCAGTATTATTTGGTGATACGGCAAAAACAAGTGGAACAAATGGTGGAAATGTAAGGACGTTTATCACATCAATTACTGGAACAATAACGGATGGATCGGCGGACCTGGTTATTAAAGACGATGTTGGCAATGAGATCACAATTGCAGCCGCAAAACTAACCACTGGACATGCATTCACATATGCCCTGGTTAAAATGGTAAATTCAGGATCTGGAATTTATGTGACAGAATATGCTTATTGCACACTGGATGGAGCTGAAACAAAGAATGTTCAAACAATAGATGGATTCGGAATAATACAATTAGATCCGGCAGCAAATATTACAACAGTCACAACAACAAACTTGACAAATCCAGTAAAAACATTCAGAGATGGATATGTGGATTAAATGGCAACTTATAGAATAGACGTAACAAAGGGAACAAATACTGGAACTGTAGTTCCAGATGTGTCTTGGAGATATACTAAACAATTAAACCAAGTAAACGAAGCAGAACTTAAATTCAGTGCAACAGGAGAAACAAACAGAGCACTTCTAAAGATAGGCGCAACAGTTACAATTTATAAAAATGGAACAATAGACTTTATTGGATTAATAGATAATACTGACTATTTCGTGGGTGGAACGGTAGTGTTTCATGCAAGCGGATATGAAGTATGGTTGGCAAAAGAAAATGGAGCTTATACAAATAGTCCATGGACCAGTACGGCAAGTGCAACAATCTTCGCAGCAATAATTACAGAGAGTTCATATTTAAGTGCAGGAACAATTAATACCGGATTTGATACTGATTATAGACTTTCTACAAGTCAAAGCTTATTTAATGCAATCAGCAATCTTGCGAATAAAACAACTCAAGACATAAGCATAGATTATACTGCGAGCCCAATTGAAATAAGTGTGTTAGATCATGTGGGAAGTGCAACAAGTGTCATGGTTTTGAATGAAGGAAAAGAGATCACAAATCTTCGAAGATCGGAAGGTTATCCGAGAGGGAATTCTATAAAAGTTTTTGGAAAAGGAGATGGGGACAATCAGATTACAGGAAGTGATTCAGATGCAACAAGTATTGCAGAATATGGAACAATCACAAAAATAGTAACTGATAGAAGTGTTATGACTACAGCAGAAGCAAATAAGCTTGCAACTGCAGAGCTTGCACTTAATAAGGATCCTCCTAACATTTATGATTTTGATTTGACAAATCCGGAAATGACTGGGTTCGTACTTGGAGATGTGATCACATTAAACGCATTAGATCAGGATGTCATAAATACTGATGTGAGAATTGTGGGAATTGAAGAAGGAGAAAACAAGAGTCAAGCGTATATTACGTTACAAACAACAAATCCGGAATTAAAGACTTTGATGAGAACAAAGAACAAAATCATGGCTCAAATAAAAAAGGACCAGACAGATGATAATACTTATATGCAAGGAAACACAGTAACAAATGAGTGGGGAACTGGAATAAACGCGGATTCGAGTCATGCAGCAAAGGTAGGATTTTATGTGCCTCCAGAATTTGATACTGAAGCAGGAAGTCTTGATACTATATGGATGAAGGTTGATTATGATATTGATCCATACAATTCTCAGTTCGGAACTGCAAGTTTTACAGGAACGGATCCACAAGTACAAAATAGTTCAGGAGATGAAAGTGCATTAATAACGGGATTATCGGGAGAAGACAGTCCACTGGTAACAGGAACAAGTTCATCTCAACTTTTAACAAGTAATCAAGGATCGGATACTTTTTCAGAAAATGTTGCAACAACCTGGGATTTAGTCCTGGATGAAGCTATAGATGGTAGTTTTTCTTTTCTTTATGTAGATTTAGAAATTGAGGAGGATTCATGGAGTGGAACAGACACGATTGGAATTCGAATAAGAGTGGCTTCTACAGTTTATGTTCAAGACATTCAATTATCATTTATTACCACACAGTCACCATTCAAAAAAACTTATGCTATTCCTTTTTTTGGAACTTCAACAGGAACGGTGGATGTTGCAATGTATAGTGTAGGAAATCAGGATTACCAGGGAAGCATGACCGTTTATGGAACTGACGAAACACATACGCATGGTGATGGAAATTATGCGGCAGTCGATCATGATCATGATGATGGAAACTATGCAACAGTTGATCATGATCACCCTCCTGGAGGTTATGATATTAATGCGGCAGATCTTAGTTATATATCGATAGGGGATGCAGTTTCAGATGCGGCAAGTGTTAATGCAACAGGAGCAACAATATACTTGGATTTTTGGAATACTGGAACGAGTGCTTGGGACAATAAACATTCAAGAGTATTCGGTTCAGATACATTAAAAACAAATGTTGATATGACAGATAGCGGAACTTATCCTGATGCGGATGGATACTGGAGAATAAGAGTAATACCAAATAGTGCAACATCTGACTTTGTGAATGCAAAAGTGAGATTAAAATTCAAAATTGATAATTAAGGGGTAACCATGAAAATAAAAATATTAAGAATATATGAGAAGAATGGTATTTTTCGTGTAGAGACAGAATGTAAGTACGGAAAGGATAATCTTGGACTTTCATTAAGACAGAAGTATTTGGATCCAGTAACTGATAAACCAAGATATTTGGCTGAAGTTAAGAGTTTGCTTGAAAGTAAATACGATAAACAACTTGCAACTGAGAAAGATATTGATGATCCTTTTGTAGGGAAAATAATAGATTTGGAAAAGATTTAAAGAGGGGGAAAACATGAATTGGATAAATGCAATAATGGCGGTAATTTGTAATAAGAAACAATTGCCAAGATGGACGCATGGACTTGAATGTGAAATATGTCAGAAATCATTCGTAAGTCCGGAAGCTCATCTGCAAGAAGCAAGAATAAATATAACAATAAATAAGCATCAGGGCAAGATCCCAGTGCTTAGGAGATGATAAAATGATAGATTGGGTACAAATCGGAGTAGCAGTAGGAATTCCAGTATTAAGAAGTGTTGGGGGTTGGGCAACTAAAGCATTAGCAGATGGGAAAGTTAGTAGTTTTGAGGCTCAGCAACTTGGAAAGACTGTCTTAAGAACTGCAATAATTGGATCAATGATATTCTTCGGAGCGGAAGGATTGGGGATTAATGTGACAGTTATTGGGAGTGCAGCAAGCGCAGTAATCTTTGATATGATATTGTCTGCATTTAAGGAAAACAAGAATATCACGAAAAGATAGAGGAGAAAGTTGTGGGTTATTTAGAAGTTAAGTAATCGTCAACTTTTCCATATATAAATATATATAGATGAATGTCTATTATTTATGTATTATTTATTTAACAACTAAAAGGGAGAACAAAGAAACATTTAAAAAGTTGTAGAATAATTAAAGCTTACTTAATTCACAACAAACAAGGCAAAACAATGGTACAAATAGAAACTTTTTTAAAGGATAGGACTTATTGTCAATTAAATAAGGGCGCAATAACTCAAAACAAGAGGAGATGATACGATATGACCGAAAAAACAACAGTAGAAAAGATTGAAGTTGCCAAGAACAATGGATCCTTTTACTACACAGGAATTCTACAAACAGATGAGACCGATCCAGGCTGGGTAATTATTAAAACTACCAGGGGAGAAAATCTTAAATTTAGGAAAGAACAAATCATGCAGCGAAGAACTGTAGATACGAATGGAGATGATACGAATGAAAGAAGCAAAGAAGGAAACAAAAACTTATAGGTTTGAGACGAAAGTCATCAAGCATGCTGAAGAGAATCCTTTAATTCCGTCATTTGCTGAATGGGCATGTGATCGTTATAAGAAAGAGTTTATGGATGTGGAAACTCTCGCAGCAAAAATGGATGCTTACTTCCAGATGGGAAATGACTGCAAGGATCGGATTAAAGAATTAAAGAAGGAAAAAGCAAAAGGTGTAGATATCGCAGGGTTACTACCTCATGAGATAAGCTGGCTTAAGAACGAAGCACCAGGAAGGATCAAGAGAACAACGTTTGAAGGAGTCTATAAATCTTTTGTGAATACTTATAACAAGCATGAAATTAACAGGAAGCAATTCAGGTTGATAATAGAGCGTTTAACAGGCAAAAAGTTGGAGTTGAAATGAGTAAAGGATTAGATATTATTAATAAGTATGGACATAAAGGCCTGCATAAATACTGGAAGGACAAATGTGAGATGGCTGAAGGAAAGATCAGGAGCCTTAAAGTAAGAAATAATTTTTTAGAGGATAAAGTAAAATTTTTGGAAGGTACTAAGAGCACAAGTCGAAATTATGGCAGGGGTAAGTGGCTAAAATCATTAAAAACAAGAAGGAAGGCATGCAGGGGAGAATGTAAGAAGTGTGGGATGTAATGACTAAATAGTCGCATAATTAGCCATAAATGGCAGTACAAATAGAAACTTTTTTAAAGGTGAACGCCTTGACTAAGGATAATGGGAACAAAAAGCCCAAAAAGGAGATGATACGAATGAAACGAAACGAACACAAACAACCAAACTGGAAAGAAAGAATCAAGTGGAATTCTATGGTTTACGAACCAAACTACTGGAAGATCTTAAACAAGAACGTCCTGAAGGCAATACTTATAGTTATTATAGCATTACCAATCGGAACCGCATGGATGGGAATACCACCAATCTTTAATGGAACAATTAAAATGATCACATCAATAGCCTACACGATGGGGGTAAAGGTACAATGAAATCAAAGAAAGGATACACAAGTCCAACAGTCTGTCTTGATGGAAAGGACTCACATGACTGGGAAGAAAGTACAATGCAAGAAGAAGGAAGAGAAATCGAAATCAAAGTATGCTCAAAATGTGGGTACTGGGAATAAAAAAGAACGGAGATGATACGAATGGAACAAGAAAAAAAAGTATGTGTGATGGGATTAACAACAAAACAATGGAAAGAATACGATGAGCTCCTGGCTCGTGCAAACAAAGAGCAAATAGAGCGGTTTATAACGATAGCTGGATTAAAACTTACAGACAAGAAAGTAGTTTTTGTTGACAAAGAATTCGATGATTTAGCGTGGGGTAAAAATGAAAGTAACTGACATTAAGAAGGAATTTAGAACATCAGGCCTGGTTGAGAGTGAGAGCAACCCTGGAGCCTTCTACAAGGTTATTTATGAAAATGGGGTAATAACGTGCACTTGTCCTCATCATGCAAAGGCAGGGGCTCAATGCAAGCATATTGAGGCTTTTAAAGCAGAATTGGACTACCAGAGAGAGCAGAGGGAAAACAATGGACAATAGGATGGCAGATTCGGAAATGGCAGGAGACATTCAGAGTGATGCGTTTGATGGTGGAGTGAAATGTGGTAGAGCTGAAATGCTTAAAGAAGTTTTAAGTATTTTAAATGATTGGAAGTGCCATAACAACAAGGATATTGAAAAAACAATAAATACACTGAAACTAAGAATCGAACAAAAAAACTAACGAGGTAAATCAAATGAAAACAGAAAAGATACAAACAAATGGCCAGGTGCGAAAGGACTTGGGTGACTTAACAGAATTAAAAGCGAGCATACAGGAAAAAGGGATTCTTCAACCATTACTGGTTGACAAAGATAACTTGTTAATAGCAGGACATAGAAGACTGCAGGCAGCAAAAGAGATAGGAATCACAGAGGTTCCGGTGCATGTAATAGACACAACCAAAGAAGGAAGTGTGATGGAAATACAATTGATAGAAAACATTCAAAGGAAAGACTTGGATCCAATTGAAGAGTCACAAGCATACGGAGACTATCTGAATAAGAATAATGCAACAATTCCTCAGTTAGCAAAGGCAATTGGAAAAACTGCTGATTATGTGAAACGAAGAGTTAACCTGAAGGAGTTGACGCCAGAAGTAGAAAAAGCACTTCAAAACAAGAAGATAGAATTGGGGCATGCATTACTACTGAATCAAATGACAAAAGTAATGCAGAAAGAGAGTCTGGAGTTTATCCAAGAGTATGACTTGACAGTGCAGAATTTTGCAGATCAGATCAGATGGATGGGAATAGATTTCATGGACATTCAATTCAGGCCTGAAGAAAGTGACGGGTCTAAACAAAAGACTTTATTGGATGATATAGGAATCGAAACTAATCCAAAAAATGAAGTAGCTGATACCCTGAAGAACAATAATAAGTTCAAAGCAGAACTGGGAGCTTACATTGAATCGCAGCGTAAGATTCTGAAAAAGAAAGGAATAACAGTATTCAATAGTAGGAATGAATTAATCAAGAAGCATCCAGGAGCATATGAAGTGCACGCATGGGAGACAGAACAATACAACAAAATAGTTAAAAAATTACCCAATAACACAAATTATGCAGTAACGATAGACATAAGCAATTGGGGAGATATAGAAAAAGAAGTGTATTGTCTCATACCTGAAGCAGAACAGAAGGCAGTCCAGAAAGAAGCAAACAAAGAAACAACTGAAGAAAATAGGGCTGAAGCAGACAAAATGCTTGAACTGAACAGAGAAGAAAGGTTGCAGGAAAAAGTCAAAATATACAAACATGATTTTTTAGTGGAGAGAGCACCAAGCATTCTGAAGTTGAACACGAAGGCGCAAAGAGTAGTAACAATTGGACAACTGGCAGCGCAAATAGGATGGGGAGTTAATGCAAACATTTATGGCCGGGAAGCAATGAAGATACTTGGAATTAAAGATTTTAATCAGGTCAAGAAAATTCTTGCATGTACACCAAAGAAATTGGATGAAGCAATTATGGCATTAAACAAGGCCTATCTGTCAAGTTATCAGAATGCTGAGCTGGAAATGTTGATGACTGCGGAAGGTTTCAAATATGATAAAGAGACAGTGATAACAAAAGAGTTCCTGGAATTACATAGCAAGGATCAACTGATAACATTGGCGAAAGAGCTTAAAATGGAAGAAAGTTTCATTGAAGCAAGCAAGCATGCAAAGAAGGGAGAACTGATTGATGAGTTTCTTGATTATGAGCTGGAGGGAATGGTTCCTAAGGTAGTGAGGAAATCAAAATGAAACTAAAAACTTTAAAGGATTTATGTGTTGATGCTTGTAGTATTGATTCGTTTAGCGTAGTAGATTCTGATGAGTTAAGGTTGGAAGTGATTAAGTGGATAAAAGAAGAGATTTCAATTAAGATAAATCAGTTTTGTCCAACAAAAGAATCAAACCTTCAAGTTATTGCCCTGGCTTGTACCAATCATCCAGATGTTAAAAGATGGATGGAAAGGTTTAATTTAACTGAGGGGGATTTGAAATGAAATACACAAACAAAAGAGATTTCCCGGACTTTGTAGTACAATGGCTGGAACATGACGAATACGACTACGATGAGAACGCACTGAGTGCAACAACATTGATGCAACCACCAAGATCATATGCATTAAAAAAACAGAATTGGGAAGAACTGGAAATAGATGTTGAGGACTTAATAGCAAGCCGGTATGGAACCGCAATCCATGACTCAGTAGAAAAGGTCAATTTGACCGGATGCAAACAAGAAGAGAGACTCAAGAAGGCAGTGAAGAATAAGATCATAACCGGAAAGTATGATATTTTGAAAGAGATCGCAGAAAAGAAGTGGCAACTTATAGATGTTAAAACAACCAGTGTGTGGACAATTATTTTCGGAAGTCGAGATGAGGACTACAGAAAACAGTTGAGCATTTATAGATATCTTGCAGCGGCAAATGGGTATGATGTGTCTCAGGAAGGAAAGATATGGTTTATTTTTACTGATTGGAGTGCAAAGAAGGCAAGAGAGGATCCTGAATATCCACAAACCAGGATCATGATTAAGACCTTAGACTTGTGGACTGATGAGAAAACGATTAAATACATTGGAGACAGAATAACAATACTGGAAGAGACCGCAAAACAAGACCAGAATGACATGCCAGAATGTACTGATGAAGAATTGTGGACAAGTGGAGAAGCATGGGCTGTTCAGAAGAAGGGCGCAAAACGAGCAACAAAAGTGTTTAAAGTCGAAATTGAAGCTAAAACACACTGCGCAACTTTAAGTGAAGACTATGAAATAGTTCACAGGCCAGGCAAAGTAGCAAGATGTAGATACTGTGCAGCAAGGAAGTTCTGCAATCAGCATACTGAGTTGGTGGAAGCTGGGAGGATCGAAGATCATGACGAATGAAGATAAGTGGGAGCAGTTGAGAGAGCATGCTAAGAAGCAAGAGATACAGGCAGGAAAGGTAGGCGGACCTGCTTGTAATCTTATTAAACATGTGTGGAAGGATGTTTTAAACAAAATGTGGAGCATTGAACAAGAATAGAGTGGTACAAATAGAAACTTTTATAAAGGATAGAGGTTTTAATAAGAACTATGGGAACAAACCCAAAAAAAATGGAGATGATACGAATGGCAACTGAAAAGGAAAGCAAAATAGGAATTCTGAAGTATATAGCACAGACTGGAGCAAAAGGTTGTAAGTTTGAGGATGAGCCTGATACTTGGTTTAATCCGGCAACTGATGAAGCGAAGGAAATGATTGATGAAGAGTATATTGGTAAGGAAGTGGAGATTATGTTGGTGAAGGGAGAAAAGACTAAGTTCGCAAGTATGGTGTTATTAGACACATCCAAAGAAAAGGAAGAATCTGATGGGCCAGAAGAGTCTGAAGAAGAAAAGGTTCCCCAGACCCCTCCAAAAGAAGAAGAAACAAATTCTGTAGAACCGCAAGTTTCAGGGCCGCTGACTGATTTGGCAAGTGCAACAAAGATATTGAGTAGTCTGGAAACGAAAAAATACACTTCGGAGACATTCGAAGAGATGGCGAAAACAGAGCTTGAGACTGCAAAAAAAGGATCACTTAAATTGACATATGCATCTTGGGCTGAAGCATGGGGAGCATTAAAGAAAATTCATCCAACTGCAGAATATCATGTGCATACTGATGAAAAGACAGGAATGCCTTTTATTAATGATGAAAAACTGGGAGCGTTTGTAAAGGTCTCAGTGAAAATATTGGGATTATCACATACAGTATATTTGCCAGTTATGAATAATAAAAACCAGGCAGCAAAAGGAACAGAACTTGATGTGGTTTTAATTAATAAGAACATACAGAGAGCTCTTGTGAAAGCTATAGCTTACCATGGTCTTGGACTTTATGTGTTCAAAGGAAAGGAATTCGAAGATGAATAATAAAAGAGATTTAAAAGGACGTTTTATGATTGGAAACACATCTCCCATGAAAGGAAGAAAAGGAGTGCACAATTCTCCAAATACCGAATTCAAAAAAGGAGTTTCTAATAACGTTCTTAATGATAATCCTAACTGGAAAGGCGGAAAGGTTAAGCATGGTACTGGATACATTATGTTGAAGAAACCTAATCATCCAAATGCCACAAAAAATGGTTATGTCCTGGAACATCGTGTAAGAGTTGAGGAGTTGATAGGTAGAATTCTTAAAAAAGAAGAAATAGTACATCACATTGATGGCAACAGACAAAACAATGATATAAAGAATTTATTGCTTTTAAAAAATAAAAAAGAGCATATGATTTTGCATAACAATCAGTTAAAAAAAGATACTATCAGACTTTCTTCTGATAAAGAGTTGATTGATGAGTTATCTAAAAGGAAGTACAAGATTATAAGGGGGCAATAAAAAATGGGAGTTAAACACTTAACAGAACTCAGAGACTACCTGGAACAGAATGCAGACAAAGCATTCTCCAGGACTGAACTCAGAGATGAATTAAAACAAAATTATCCTACAATTTTGGATAACTTGGATTATTTAATTAATCAGGATAAAGTAGTGATTCAATTGGAAGGAAAACCTTTGAAGTTCCAATGGAAAAGAGATGATACGAATGGGAAAATACCTGAAAAAAAGAGCTAAACAACATAAAGTCATTCACGAATTCAGTGGTAAAACCCACTTTTTTAATGTGGAATCAGTGAGCGGAGAAAAACATGATGTGAGTGTTCAAGTAAGTTGTGATTGCAGATATATGAGCGTGCAAGGAATTGCAAACAACAAAATATGTAGTCACATTCTCGCAGTTTTTGAAGAAATTCTTGATAAAGGAAATATAAGAATCCAGTCTGATAGCAAACAAATGATCCAGGCAAAGCGGAACACGTGTATGAATCTTGTGAGACCGGCCAATCGCCAACTAAATGAGATAAAAGTATCTTCAGCAGAAAGTCCAAGACACCGAGCCAAAAAAGAAGAAATATGTAAACACCTCCAGTCTGAAGGTAAACATTTCATTACAGAGGCTATCTTTAAAGAGGGGGGGCGTGCCGATATACTTTGCCTGGATACTTTTACTGTGATAGAAGTAGTTAATACGGAGAGTAATAATAGTATTTTAAAGAAAGCGCAAGAGTACCCTGATGGGATAAAAATAGAGGTGATACGATGTTAAAAAAGGAATTAATGGAATGTATAGACCAAGCGTATGCTTATGGTAAGAAATTAATAGAAATGTGGGCGGATCAGAGTATGCAGCAGATAAGGTTGTCAAGTGCAAATCTTAGGAAGATAGAAGATTCCAGACAACATCATGATGAAATGATGGCTGAAAAAAAGGATTCAGAATGAAAGGCAGTATTTATGACTAAAACAAAGATTAAGATCAGTGGAAGTATTCCAAGGAATTGTGAGAATTGTGGGAAGTCCGATCACTGTTTATGTTTTGTAACCGAGGATGACAATAAGAGTCACATCATGTGTAGTTCGTGTGTGTTTAAAATTTTTGAGTATGGAAAGCCAAAAAGGAATAAAGACTTGCTTGGAAATTATGAATATTGTAATGAATGTCAGGGTATGACGATGAAGTTGGATGAGGATTCAATAAAGATTACAGATACGCAGGTAATAAAAGTTTTTGTGTGTGAGAAGTGTGGGAAGAAAATAGTTTATGAAACTAAAAAGTGGGGAAAAAGAAAGTGATTAAAGTTAATTTAAATTTTGAAAACATGGAAGAATTGTGTGAGTTTGTAGATCGCATGGATTCATCTAAAGTTTATGTTAAGGTGACAAGTTCTGTTCAAGATAAGATTGATACGTTTAGATCCAATAAAAGTTCTGAAATGCGGCAGAAAATAATCCTTAAAATCTTAAAAGAAAAATCTAAACTTAGTACGTATAGGATTAAATATAATTTGTATAATGCGGGCATTCTGTGTAGTTTAAAGACTGTTCGCAGAGATTGTAAAAAATTATATGAACGTGATTTGGTGTTTCTTGAGGTTAAAGAGTCTGATAATGTGTGTTCAGGTAGGAAGTATATTTGGGGTATGAAATGAGTAACAAAATCTTAAATTACTGTAAGTATAAGAAGTGTGTTAGACCTGATGAACCTATTACTAACCGGGCCAAACATGCTAAGTATCACAAGGAATGTATTCTTCTGAAGGATGCAGAGTATAGAAAGAAGTATTACTGGGATAATCGAGCCAAGTTTAATGAACGAAGTAGGTTGCA